GCGGTTCTGTGATCATGAACATGGCAATGTCCTCTGCGAAACCTGCTCGCTTTAATGAACAGAAGTACTCATAGAGTCCAATGCAATAAGCATCGAGCTTTGAGTAACCTTGTTCCTCTAACGCCTTAGTTGCTTTTCTTGCCATAGCACAATGCTACCTGTCAAGCAATATGTTATAGATCTCATCGACTCGCGTGTTGAGTCTTTTGATCTCAGACAACAGGTGGGTGATTACATAGCCAGACAAGCCACCAAGAGCTGCGATGGTGGCAAGGTAAAGCGTGAAGAAGTCTGACTGTGTCACTTCTTAGGGCTCGCGTATCCGAATACCCCGGACAATACAGCCCACAGGATTGCGCGGTAGTCAAGATCGAAGTTGCTAGATGCCCATGCAGCTAAGAATGCTCCAGCAGCAAGGATTGCAGGGTTCTTCATGTTCTTCATTATTCTCCACCTAACATAGATACTTGATAAAAAGCACCATCATTGTCAGCTTCTTTCTTAAAGCTAACATGCATGTGCTTAATGTGTTTGTTAGCCCCTGTGTACTTGCGCCACTTCCAGTTAAGGATGCGTGAGCAGATTTGTCCATCGTAAATGATGTAACTAATACGCTTGTCTTTTTTGGATCTGGACAAGGTACGAAGCTGATCAGCAAGATCTCCCATGATGTCTGGCTTACCGCCCTTGAATAAGTCTTTGTCCACATCAATGGCACGAACCCAGCCTTGCTCATCAGGATTATGATCTGACTTGCGAGCAGCGTGTCGGGTATCACCGATCCAACCATCCGATGCGCGGTCACGATCTGGGAACGAGTCATCGCATTGTTCCCTTAACTGGACAGCAGCTCTGCTAAGTTTAGGCTTCATCCGCTTGTAAGCCAAAAGCCTTTGGGTCAATACCAAGTGCAGTCAGTTTATCTATTGCCTCTGATTTTGCTTGTGCTACCAATTCGGCTTCTGCTAGTTGTGCCTCTTTTGCTAAACGAGCATCTGCCCATTGAGCGATTTGTTCTTCGTATTCTGCAGCAGTCAAGTCTGTATAGCCGTCCACTTCATTACCTGTGCGTAATCCATTTGGATTCTCTGCTCTAATAATTTCAATCATTTCTTCTTTAGTTGTCATTATGCTGCCGCCAATCCATAGACTGTTACATTTCCAGTTATATTTGATGAACTTGATAGCAATCTAAATCCTGTGTAAGTTTGTGCTGTTCCTGCTTTTCCGCCTGTTGCATAAGTATCGGCGTTCCCAGCGTTAAATCCGGTGCCGTTCCATCTTGCGTTGTCAGAACTTGTCCCAACGCCACCAAAATACAATTCAAGATTAGTTCCACCACCAGAACTGCCTGTGCTAGACCAAAAATTGTGAGCAGTTCCATTGTTAGTTTGTACTGTTATTAGAGTACTAATTTCCCAAGTGATACCCAATGACGCACCATAATAATTAGTTGTTTGTGCAGTGCCAGAATAAAGCATTTGCATTTGTGGGTCATCGGCGGCAGTAGCCGCGGTTAAGTTGTCAATGACAACTAAGTAAATGTTGTTCCAGTGTTTGCAACACCAGAGAAAGCAGTTCTTGCTTTAACTACTGTTAAACCGCTTGTAGCAGCAGCGGGGGTTGCCCACTTTAATCCTGTTGCTGTTGTCGAGTCTGCCGTAAGGACTTGATTGTTAGTTCCTACTGCCAAGCGAGCAGGTGTGTCTGCTGCTGTTGCTGTAATAAGATCGCCTTTAGCATCCAAAATAACTAAAGGATCTACAGCTGTCCATGAGAAGTCCATGTCTGTTCCTGATGCTTTAGTTAGCACTTGACCAGTAGTGCCACCCTTTAGATCGACCAGAGAAGCATCGATTGAATCGCCTAGAGTCTCAATGGCTACTGCGCCATCCTTGACTAGGTCAGTACTGGTTGGTACTGCCCAACCAAAATTAGGGGTTGTTGTTGCCATTAGGTTAGAGCTCCGATCGCTTTAGACCACTGTAGTGTACCATTTACGCCACTCCAGATGGTGTTAGTTGGAAGTACTGTTGCCCATGTCGGGGCTATAAGTGAAAAGTCTGTAGGCGACACATAGATTGTCATATCCACAAAGGTTGGGGTGGCTCTCATCGAAATGCCCTCTACAAAGCCTGAGAAGTACCCCTCGAACATGTTGAAGGGTAGGTTAGTAATAACTACTGGCTCGCCAAAGAAAAGGTTTATAAGGTCATCTAGAAGCGCTGATGGCATATTAGGATTATCAAGTCTGAAAGTAATCTGATCAAGCTGTGTTCTAGGCGTTGAGCGCAGGGCTAGATCGCGTTCGATAATGTCCTCGATGTCTGCAAGAAAGCGGATGTTCGAGTCGAATGTTCTTTGGTAGCGACCATAAGTGGTTATTGAAGCATCGTCTGTGGCTGAGTATGTCGAGCCGTAGTCATTTCCATAGCGCACAATCTCGCTGTTACGGATCTTGCCAATCTGAAGAATAGACTTCACACTGGCAGGGGAAGCATAGTTGCCATCTAACTGGGTTGAGCCATTAGCTGCTAAGTAGTTGCTTCTATGATCCGCATCTGCATAAGCTATTCGACCCTGCTTGTCCTCAAAAAGGTTTCCAAGTGCGCTGTCTGCTATCTGTTGAACCAAAGTTTGTGTGTTGCGATCTGCTGCACTAAGGTTATCCATCTCGTAAAGACCAGAATCAATCTCGCCCAAGCCAACATTCTCAGCATTAGCCCATGTGGTAGTTGGGTCATAATCTTGCCACTGAAGGGCAGGTGCTACTTCTATCCACTCATTGACCAGTAACTCTGAAAGAATAATTCGGATCTGTTCACCATCTAGATCGTGTGCCACAGAATCTGTGTAGATGGCTTTAGGCAGTTTAGCCAAAGCACCAACTGCTAGAATTGTTCCAAGTGTCACAAAACTTGTTTCTTCTGGGCTTCGCACTGAAGTGGAAAAGTCTGAAACTGTGCCACCGAATACAGGCACATAAGTGCCACCACTATCCTTAAGCTCTAGGGTAAGAGAATCAGTAACATCAATGTCAAAGAGTGCATTGGTTGAGTTAATGATTTCCATGCGAGCATAACCTGCTTGACATTGGCGATCAATATCAATGCGACCTGTAGTGACATTTACCCCAGTTACATTGGTATAAACATTAGTTCCTACAGTAATGCGCCATTCTGGAAGCCATGTCATACTGCAAGCAGTCCTGTTGCACTTGTACCACGCTGATAAGATTGACGAACTACATCTTCCTCAGCTCTAGCGATAGCCTCTGGATCACCGATTCCAGCTTGGATTGTGATGTTATATGCATTGGCAGCCTGTGCGGCATAGCGTGATCCACTTACCGCACCTGATACGCCTGCTCCACCTGCTAACCCTTGCAGCAAGGATGATCGGGCAATGCTTTCGAGATCGATAGATGAAGCCATTGAACTTGCAGCAGATGCGTTTTCCATATCCAGTAAGTCTGCAAAAGCGTTAGCGCGAGCACTTGCAGCTTCTGCGTATTCGAGAATAGCTTCTATAGATCCGCCTGTTGTGGAGATCGGCGCGATGTAATCTCCTGAAGGAATTCCAGAACCTAGAGCTGCACTAGTTGGTAATGCTGCTTTTGCTTGAGTGTTAGCCATTGCAAGCAATTTAAGCATTTCCTGAATCTTGGCTAAAGCTGCATCAAGATTAGTCAGATTGACTAAATCCGCTGGCTTAAGACTGTCAAGAATAGACTTGATATCCGCGAGTTTTACATTTTGCATACTTAATGCGCCTAACACTTTAAGGTCTGCATTAAGTTTATTAGTAGCAGCAATAATGGCTGCTTCATCTTTAGCAGCAATAGCATCTTCTAATGCAAGGATTGACTGCTTTACATTTAGGCGCGCAGTATCGTTAGCAATCTGAAGAATCTGAGATTGGCTAGTTGCCTTGCCTAATTGCTCAGCCTGATTAGTAAGAGCTGCCGCAATCTGAATCTTATCCATGTCAAAGATTTCTTGACCCTTGTTAAGGGCAAGGTTAGCCTTGTCGATTGCTGCCTGTAATTTCTTGTCTTTTAAGATTTTGGCTTGATTAGCAGCTTGCTCTTTTGTTAGCTTTGTAATTGCCATAGCATTTTTCTTGGCAATAGCATCTGCTCTTTGAGTATCCTGTGAAGACTTGCTTGTCGAAATATTGCCCATGCCCTGAAATGCGTTAGGGTCTGTGGCAAATAACTCAAACTTAAAGATCGACTTGGTGATCTTAATGAATTCGCCTGTTTCACGAACAAAGTTAGCAATCGATTCTGCTGCTGCATCGATCTTGGTAATTAGATCATCGACAGAAGATGAGTTTGTGATGGTAACAAAAGCATCGACTAGACCTTTACCAATAGTTTCTTTAGCATTGTTTCCAGCAATAGTTAATCTAGCAAGCGAACCTGCATAAGTATCGGCTGCGGTTGCTGCTTGTCCAGCAAATAAAACATTGAGACGCTCTTGGATGGTAGCAAAAGATGATGATTCTAGCTCTGCTTTAGATAGACCAACACCTAAGCGACCAAGTGCCTGTGTCTGGCCTAGATAGGCCTTTTGTAAAGATTGGGATACTTGGGTAACACTCTTGCCTGTACCTGCTGCAATATCAAGGGCTAAACCTAGTAACTCTTGCGCTTTAGTAACAGAACCCGTGGCGCGGAGTAAGCGATCCATTGCTGGACGAAGCTCATCATCTAGTACACCTGTTTGTATTTCTAAACGAGAGATAAACCCATTCACTGTGCCGATGTTTGAGCCGTATGCAAGATTTAGATTCTTAAGAGTCTGTCCTAATGAAGCCGCTGCTTTTTCATCTTCTACAAAAGCTTTAACAGATGCCTTGCCGAATGCAACAATTTGCTTAGTACCGAATGCCAGAAGCAAGCCACCTGCTAATTTTTTAACACTCTTATTAAGTTTATCCGTAGAAGTCTCTGCTTGCTTAAAAGCCTTTTTACCGGTGAACTCTGCGGCAATATTAATGGCTACATTACTCATGCGGCTCTCCTGACATCTACGATGGCTGTCCTGCGATTAAATTTCTGTGTGGTGTTTTCGATTGACTTAAAGACTGCTGCATTGGCTCGACCTTGTGTCTTAGCCCATGCTCTAAATATTAAGCGACCCATCATGCGATGATCACCACGGCGATTAGGTCCATATAGTTGGCCTAAGTTAGAGATGAACTGATTACCTGCATAAGGATTGTTAGAGCGTGAAACACCTTTAGACACTCCACCTGCTTTAGGGCCGACCCAATCTTGACCTTGACCATTCTTACGACCAGCAGTCTCAAAGATCGCACCTTGCATAGATTTATTCTGAATGCGTATTGCATTGACAAAACCTGCGCGATTAGGTTTTGATGCTGAAGTTTTATAGACGATGCCCCTACGGATCTCAGCTGAATCATATTTAGGAAAACGACCACCCTTAGATGTCTCGCGCTTAGTCCAGCCAGACATTGGGGATGTCAATGGCACATAAGATCTAGCCTCATTGACAATAGGCTTGAGCACTGCACCAAGCTCTTTGTTTAATTCTTTTGCTAGATCAGGAGCGTATTTGTTTAGGGCTTTCTTAAGGGCGACCGCGCCTACTACCTCTGTTGGCATCGCTCACCTCTTTCGCTTCATCCTTGAGCCCTTGCACTAGTGCATCGAGCATAGTCTTATCTAGATCTAATAACTGCTGTGGCGCAATCCCCAATCTAATGCTTAGCCTAGCAATTAGATAGGTGAATGGAAGATCGCGCTTTAAGCTAAAGGGTCTGAGTCTAGAACCTCGACACTCTTAAGTGTCTCAATAAACTCGATCCCAAAAGGCTTAACAGTTTCACCTGACCTGCGTGTTACTTCCCATGCTAACCAATAGACATCGCTTTGCTTTTCTTCATCGCGAAACGCCTTATGGAAGCCCTTTTTAGCGTACTGCTCAAATGAGTACTCCACTGCTGGAGTGATCTCGCCTTCTAGTACGCTTCCATCTGTACGAACTATCTTTAGTTTTGCCATGAGTTTGCCCCTTTATAGTTTGTTTAAAATGTGCCTGTTGTGGCTACTGCAACTGTTGAGTTAGCAGTGAATGTGATTGACTGTGTGGACATATCGCCAACAGCACCATTGATGTCTGTTGTGTTGTTCACTAGAAGTGACACTGTGTAAAGAGGGTTAGTAGCAGATACTGCTGTTCCCTTTTCCTGTAGGAATACACATGTGACTGTTGTACCCCATGCAGCTTGTAGTGTTGCCAATACATTCGCTGATGCTGTGTCATTTAGGAAATCGATTGTTACAGTTGATGCTTCCAAGCCCTTAACGAACTTGTGTGAAGAATCGCCCATTGCAGTAACTTCGAGTTCATCGAATGTGCGGTTAAGAGTGATTGATGTGACATGGTCAGAAAGATCAACAGTGTTAATCTTCACGCCGACCTTGTTGTTTAGAAATACAGCCATGAGATTATTCCTCGTCTTTCTTAGTAGTTACTGGCTTTGGTGCTGGTGTGCTTACTTGCCCGATTTTCTTCAGGAAGTCAGCGTTTTCTTGTTCCCACTCGGACATGTTTAGCTCCAACTCGTTAGGATTGATACGGACATCTCGCAGCTGAGCAGTTCCCCGCTTGCAACATTGAGAATACTTGGTGCGCTTACTGCACCTACATTATAGGTCAAAGAGGATGCTGCGAGCTTTGCGAACACGCTACAAACAGTATCTTCAATGCCGTTAAGATTTCCTTCATTGTCAAACAATGGCACAGTCATCATGATTTTAAAGTTAGCCATTGGGCTAATAGTTATGTGCTGATTGTTGCTAGGTGTTAGATAAGGATCATCTGGAGAGACAATCACAGAGTTAGCAAGGACTGTGGCAGGTGGGAAAGCAAAAGTCTGCCACTTAGCGTTATCGACTAAAGCCGTTGCTAATGTAGTCCTAAGAGTAGTGACGGCAACAGGCATCAGCCCACCATCGAGTTAGGAGATAGCGCGTGAGCGATCAATCCTCGCACCTTAGCGAGAAGCTGTGCGCTCATTCGGTAAGGGCTTGGCTGGAAATCTACAGCGTTACTGCCTGAGAGAGTGGCTGTACGCGCTTGCCAGATTTCAACAGATATCATTAAAGCTGCTTGCTGAACTGCTGTGTCAGTTGCATAGTCTGTGACTGTTCCTGCAACAATTCCAAAAGGCTGGACGGCATGAGTGCCTTGATCTGCTCCAGTTGCAGAATATGAAAGTGAACCCGAACCGATGGCAGTGATTGTCTTAGTGCCGTTGTATGGGTTTCCGTTTTTAGTAATGATTATGCTTTGTCCTACATAGAAATCTCTTGATTAAAGTAAAGAGTTGCCACATTGTTTGTAAGGCTCTGATGCGTGTTGTAAAGCTCGTTCTGCCAAAGCATAGGCAGAAGGACTACATCCGTTGCATCGCATACTTCTTGAAGGGTTGCATCTGGATACAAAGTACCAACTCCGAGTGTTGCACGGAGTTCTGCGACTGTTGTAAGTGCCATGATGATCCTTTCTCAAGACTCTGGGGAGTAGAGGGCTACTACTCCCCAGAGCGACTTAGTGAGTTTTTACGCCTTGTTATTCTTGAATGCGCCAGCGCCAACCTTAGTTGCGATAGCACCGAATCCGTAGTAACCAACTGTAACTGATCCGTTAGCTGTTGATTCTGCGCGTAGGCGGTATGTTGGTGACTCGTACCATGTGTAAGCATCTGGGTTCACGATGAGGATTGTTCCATCGCCATCGCCACCATTTGTTGGATCTACATAGAGGTTAAGTCCTGCAACATTACCTGTTAGTGATGTTGGTGATACTTGACCGCCAGCGTTCATTGGCTGTGATGCTGTGTAAATTGGGCGACCTGCATCGTTCAATGACATGATGTTAGACCATTGTCCTGTTGAGACGACCATGTTGCGAGCGAATGGGTTAGGTAGTCCTGCTGTTGCTGCATAGACTGATGCTGAACCACGAGCAACAATTCCTAGCAATTCTGCTGCTGTTGGATATGTTGCAACTGTTGTTGCATCTGTTGTTGCACCTGAGATAAGTGCTGCATTAACTGCTGCGTTAGTTGCCTTTGCGTAAGCTGCTGCCATGTTGCGCACTAGCTCATCAAAGAATGCTGGAGATGTACGATCTAGCAATTCAACAGAGAATGTCTGCTGTCCTGCATACTTCTGTACTGATACAGATAGGAATGCAGCGTTCTGATCTGTGTCGCTGAACGCATCGCCTTCTGGC